CAACATCTTCAGATTCTGTTTCTTCGACTTCTTCAGTTTCTTCAGTTGTTTCATCAGTTTCCTCTACGTCTTGAGTTTCTTCAGACGGTTGCTCCTCTTGGGCTGGTTGCTCTTCTGAGTTCAGTAATCCAAGAATTGCATCTTGAGCAGCGACTACACCGCTAGGATCAAGATCGGGGTTTTGTGCTACACTTTGTTGGGGATTCGTTTGAGTATCCGCCATGTTCTACTCCTATAGTTGATATTCCTCAAGTTTCTTCGCCATCTCTCCAGTTTCAATAATACTGGTTAGATGAAGGCGTATCCGTTCGAGGAGTCGTAAGGATAACCAGAGGTTTTCTCTGGCCTCGGTATCGTGAATACCTGTATGATCCCAGGCATCCGTGATATCTTTTGCAAGCGTGTCAAACGCTTCGTTTAATAGTTCATCAGAAAGTAATGCTTTTGCTCTTGCTTCTCTAAGTTCTTTATCCAATAGCTACACCTCTACCTTGTTGTGCTTCTAGATTTAACTCTGCAACTTTAAGTTGCGCGTCAACCTGTGCTTCGGCAGCATCCTGTTGGATTTTCATTTGTTTAACTTGTATGTCAGCAGCTTTAATTTCTAATTCTTTTTGTTTCAGTTGTAGCTCAGCCTGTTCCATCTGTTCTCTGGGATCAGGCTGTTCCGGTATATTCTCTGGGTTGGTCAGGAAGTCGTCAACATTCTGGAAGCCCATATTCTTTATGAGTGCTGCTCCCATGTTGTACATATTCTGCTCGTTGACAATCTTTAAGCCACCCCTCATTGCATCTCCGGCAAACTGTAACATCGTTGTCAGGTGCATGAGTTGCTGATCCCTGTTACCGTTTCCTATTCCAACAGATACAGTACAGTCGTACTGATCTCGCCACATGTCGGGACGCACAGGAACCCATTTGTTTCTAAGCATTATGACTCGCTGATGATCCTGATTCTTCAGTACGAGTTCATAAATATTTTTCATCAAGTCTTTAACGCCAGTCTCTGCAAAGCATCTTGCAATCAACTCTACTCTCGACTGCGCTGCTGTCATTGTTGCAGCAACGGCAGTAGCTGTAGTATGAGAGGTTAAAGCATTCTCATTAAGACCTTGGCTGAATTTATTTACACCACTTCTGGCTTCCCTTAGATTATCAAGGTAGTCAAGCATTGAGAAGGACGCTTGCTCTAACTGTGGGGTTGCCAAAGGCATGATGGCGTTGGGAGATTTAACCCTGACTACGCCACCCGGTCTTTGTGTAAGAAGATCGTCCAGGTTCGCTTGACCTTCAAGGACTGCGTACCGACCAAAGTTCTGGTTGTACATGTTGTCCATAAGGTTACGCATCAGGACACTCTTTATCTTTTGAATGTCCATAACAAGGTCAGCTATGGATAGACCAAAGAACTTATGCGGAATCTTTATAGGTGTAATACTTACGAATGGTATACGATCTATTTCTTCATTGGCTAATACTTTCTGACCAACTGAGCAGACCTTACGCAGTTCGGCAATGCCGTCACCATCATAATCAATCTGCATGAATGATTCATGTAGCCAGTAAGTTGTAAGGCTCTCATCGTTAGAGACTACAGTGTTGTCACCCCAAGGTAGCCCTTTAGAGTTATCGTAATCGAAACGTGCAAGATCATTCTGGTAGACGTAAGAGTCTTCGCCACTACCCAACTCTGCTGGGTCAAGGTCTTCATCCGGATACATCTGCCGTAACTCAGATAAAGTCTTCAGTACACGATGACAGGTAAACCTAGCATCGTCAATCGCCTTGGCTTCTCTTGAGATAAGGAATTCTTCTGGGGGTACATTCTCTATCCTTACCTTACCAACATAAGCCTTACGGGAAATGACAACATCATGCTTTGCACCATAGTCATCAGCATAAGGGGTATGCTCCATGACTTCAACATTAGGATTAAGTATGAGCGCATTAAACTCTTGTTCGTCAAGACCGTTGTACTCTTCCCTGTTCTGGTCCTCGTACTCATCCCAGTAACATTTTACAATACCATTCTTCTGTAGGAGAGCATCAGTAAACCAACTGTAGAGAATTTCCCAGCCGGGATTATCTCTGGTGAATATATAGTTCACATAATCGGTAGCTTGCTGAGCAGCTTCTACATCTTCCGGTCCGTGCGGGTTGAACGTAACCATCTCATCACCTGCTGCAAACACCCGCATGAGGGAAGGCTTGATCCATTCAACAGTATCCATGACAGAAGAGTCCACATACTGACTTCTACCATCCACTTCATTACCCAGAGGCATACCATAGTAGTAATCTAATGCCTCTTCTCGCTGGTCATTGACGGTATCATGATAACCAAGAGCGTCAGATATCTCATTGTTGACTCTCTGGACTAATTCTTCGTCAGATATTTTTTTAGATGATGCCATAATTCTTATACTTTATCTCGTTTGTCCATGCTGGGTCTTTGCCTGACACGGCAAATCGCTGTGATTGGTAAGCATAACGTGTCGCGGACATGATATCATCCCTTATTGCGACTACTTTACCACCTTTTCTATGGTACATTCTGAACTCTTCAAACCAGTCTGAGAGGGTAGAAAACACCTTGAATTTACCATTCTCCATGCTTTGGATCATAGCCATAAGCCCTTCTTCTATACTATTACCACCCTTGTTCTCGCCCAGGGCGGGTGGATTAGTGAAGTGATCCAGCATTATGTTACACCCTAGATTACGGTACTGGTCAGCCAGACCGGGATTACCCATAGAATCTCGTCTATTGCCGTCATGGGGATAAGCAATGGGGATAAAATGAGGTCTGCCTCGTATAGCTTGAGAGTGAACCGTGGGCGACGCCTTAGACACCCTGTAACAATCGTAGACATAGAAGGTTTCCTCATCACGGTCAACAGCACACCAAACAACTGCCGTGGGATGATCCCAACCAAAGTCTATAGCTGCTATTCTAGGCCAATGATCCTCTATATGGACAGGATCAATCATTAATTTCTCTTCATTAATGGGAAATATAAGGCCAGAACCTATGGAAGGTCTGCCATATCGCCTCATTTCCCTTTCGTGAGGACTGTAACTGGACAGAATCTGCTGCATGACATCCTCATTAAGGTGTCCTTTCTGTCCTTTAAACGACATTACTGTCTCAGATGCGTCATCCCATGTAGCATTTGTCAAGGATTGACCTGGCTGAAGGTTGTTCATGAAGGACGCAACTGTCTCAGTCATGCCCTGTTCTGGTGTAAAAGTCATATATACCATGCCTTTACGGTCCAGAGTACGGGTAACAGCCTGTGAATAGATGTCTCTGCCGGGTTCTTCGTCTAGCCAGATGCAGTCTACACTGCGTCCTTGCCACTTCTCTACACCCATTTCATAGGCTTTGAAGAATAAAGATGAGTTCCCGCCACTAACATGCCGTATAAGTGCTACAGATTTAGCATTAGGCACACCCGGTTTCCGCTCTGTTTTTATTATACGTGAACGTGGAACCGTACCAGAGCCAAAGGCTTCCGGATCGTCAGGAGAACCCAATAACTCATATTGTACAATGTCTCTAGTGGTTTCGTTAGAGACTCCACCTGCCCATGCTATGATGGGTTGATGGTATACCCGTCCTTTCCACCACTCTGGGTATAACCCAGTAAGGTGAAATGAAAGTTCCGCACTACCGCAATAGGATTTTCCTATACGGTTAGCAGCCATTAACAGTCGCTGATTGGCTTCTGCTCCTGTTTCATGAAACTTCAGTTGGTAAGGGTAGGGATCATAGGAATCTATCCTGTTGAAACGCTCCCGTTGCCTTAGTTCCCGTAGGAGTTCTACGGCTCTAGTGCTTGAGGAGGGCATCTAATTCCCTTTCTATTTCCTCTTTCGACATTGACTCTATGGTTGTTGTTTCGATTCTTTCGACTGGTTTGAGTCCAGCCCTGTCAAGGAGGTCTTTGACAGCACCGAGTCTAACCGACTCTGACTCAGCCGATTCAGCCAGTTCACTAAGCCAGCGTAAACCAGCAGGCACTTTATCTGCGAGTAGCTTCTGAGTTGCTTCATGTATTTCATTTGTAAACTGTGCCTTTAGTTGTGAGCCTTTAACCTTGGCTGTCTTCTCAGAATAACCCGCATGGATAGCTGACTGCGTGGCATTGCCAGTCAGTACATAATGTTCAATGAATTTGTCTTGGAGTATTGTCATTACCTGTAATCTTCAAATCCGCTCATACCTTCGTAACCACCTTGGTAACCGCTACCAGCTTCAGCTATGTTAGCAAAACTATCTACTTCAGTAGCAACATCAATCAGTCCAGCAGGTATCGACG